CTACACGACGCTCTTCCGATCTGAGCAACTGCAGGCCGACCTCGACCGCGCCGTGGCCGACAGCCAGCAGGGCGACGCCTTCCGCGCCAGCGCGGACGTGGTGACGGGGCAGGTGCGCCAGCAGCTCGACGCGGCCGGGCGCTTCACGCCGCAGGTGAACGACGCCTATGCGCGCGTGGTGGGCGCCTACTACGCCACGCGGGCGGCGCAGTTGGGCGTGACGCCCGAGGCTCTGTTCGAGCGGCGCATGCTCACCGTGGGCTCGCGGGGCGTGCTGGGCGGCGATGTGCTGGGCGCGATGCCAAGCGGGGCGCCCCATCTGGGTGAGGCCAAAACCAACAAGAATGCGAACGGGACGTTCTACACCCACACCGAGGAAGGTGTGGGCCGGTTCGACTATTCGCATTCCAGCTCGGGCGTGTACAAGAAGCACAGGCGCGAAGACGGGAAAGTGACCGATTCGGTCCTCAACGAGGAAGGGGACTTTGTTCCCGCGCGCGAGATTGACCGCAGGGCCGACGGGGCAGAGCCTGCGCGTCGGGCCTGGAATGGCGAGGCGAAGGCGCGCGACAACGCTGCGCGCATTGCGCACTTCACGAATCGGCTGGATCTGTCAGACGCCGCCGTGCGCGATCTGCATCAGGTGCTGAGGGACTTGGTGACAGGCACACTGACCCCTGAGCAAGCCCAGGCGCGGGCCAATGCGATTCTGGCTGGCGGCGCTCAGGGCGGCGATGTGCTGAACCAGGCGCTGGCCTCGCAGCCGCCCAAGGGCTGGGTGCACGTCACCAGCGGCGAAGAAGCGGCGCAGATGTGGGAAGGCGAGGGGGCGCAGGCGGTGTTCTGGACCGACCTGGGCGGCAAGCTGGCGCAGGATGTGCCTGGGCTGGCGGGGTATTCGCACTCGCTCGACGGCTTCGCCGTGGCGCACATCCGCAAGAACCACGGCGACAGCAAGGCGGAAGCCTCGCGCGGCCAGGTGGCGATCACCGAGGCGGATATCACGCGCATCCCGGAGATCGTGACCGGCTATGACGCGGTGCGAACGGGCTTGAAAGGGCTGAACAACACCGACGAAATCGCATTCGCCAAGCGCGTTGACGATGGGGTTCTGGTGTACGTGGCCCGGGTGTCGGACAAGCGGCGCAATCTGTCGGCCGTGTCGATGTGGAAGTATCCCCCTTCGGTCGATGCCCAGCGGGTATTGCAATCCGCCGTCTCCGGCCCTAACGTCCAAAACGAAAGGGGGCATGCGCCGAATCTACCAGATCAAGGCGGCTCCTACAACCAAGGCGCCGACCAGACCGACACGCCCGAGTTCGAGCGCTGGTTCGGCGACAGCAAGGTGGTGGACGCAGAGGGCAAGCCGCTGGTGGTGTACCACGGCACTTCCGCCGACTTCGATGCGTTCGATATGGGCGCGGACAAGCGCGGCGTGGGCGGTGCTTGGTTCAGCGACAGCCACAACTACGCCTATGACATGGCAGGGGGCAGGGATGGGCGCGTGATCGACGCTTACCTCAGCCTGAAGAACCCAAAGGTTGTCGATGTGATGGCCGAGGCCGCCCGTGTCGCCGATGAGTTGGGGATGGATGCGCCAACCGATTCGATGGAGGCACAAGAGTTCTTGGCCGGTGGCATGGGTTGGGATTCCGTTGTCGGCGACATGGTGAGCGAAGCGAAGCGCGAAGGACATGACGGCCTCATCATCACGTCGTTCGCGGACGGCCGCACCGTGGACACCACGGCATACATCGCCTTCCGCTCCGAGCAGATCAATCCAGCCGATCCCAACATCCTGCACCAAGGCGCGTGGCACGGCACGCCGCACCGGGGCATCGAGAAGACGGGCTTCAAGCTCAACAAGATCGGCACGGGCGAGGGGGCGCAGGCGTATGGGTGGGGGATGTACTTCGCCAGCGCGCGCGAGGTGGCCGATGGGTATCGCATCTCGCTGTCGTCGCAGGCCGGCCACGCGCCCTCGATTCGTGGCCGGAGCGTGATCAGCTACTACGACGCGGCAGAGCGCGAGGGCTCGCGCGGCGGCCCGCTGGGCTACGACAAGGCGGCCTTGCTGGAGCGGCTGATGCTGCACGATTCCCCGCAACAGGTCATCGCGCACGGACGCGATCCCGACAGCGGCATCTCGCCGGAGGCGGTGGCGTGGTTCGAGCGCGAGGTGGCCCCGCACTTCAAGGCGGGCGGCCAGCTCTACCAGGCCGAGATTCCCGAGGATTCCGACCTGCTGGACTGGGACAAGCCGCTGAGCGAGCAGCCCGAGAAGTTGCGCGAGGCCCTGGCGCAGGCTCGCGAGTTCGCCGAGGCGGCCGAGCAGCTTGGGGGGATCAGCATCCGCCGTGTCGATGATGGTGTTCTGGCCGGCGCGGGGTTGTATGGGGCCATCGAAAGGGCCGCGGGCTCCCCGAAAGCCGCCAGCGAGTACCTGAACAGCATCGGCATCCCCGGCCTGCGCTACCTGGACGGCAACAGCCGCGCCAGCGGCGAGGGCAGCGCCAACTACGTCATCTGGGACGAGGCGCTGCTGACGCCCGAGGCGGCGCGGATCGAGGCCGTGTACAACCAGGGGCCGCGTGCCGCCTTCAACCCCGAGCGCCTGGCCATCACGCTGCTGGGCGGCGCGGATTTGAGTTCGTTTCTCCATGAGAGCGGCCATTTCTTCTTCGAGAACGACATTGCCCTGGCCAGCGAGATCGTGGCCGCGCAGCGGCAGGGCGCCAGCATCACCCCGGGCGAGCAGCAGATGCTGGCCGACGTGGGCCAGCTGCTGACCTGGCACGGCCTGAAGGGCGACGTGGCCGCGCAGCTCACCGAATGGCACAACATGCCGTTCGAGGAAAAGCGCGCCCTGCACGAACGCACCGCCGAATCGTTCGAGGCGTACCTGTTCGAGGGCAAGGCGCCCAGCATCGAGCTGGCGCCGTACTTCCAGCGCTTCCGCTCCTGGCTGCTGCGCGTGTACACCAGCCTGAAGGACTTCCTGGCCGGCCACCCCGAGGCGGGCACGCTCACGCCCGAGGTGCGCGCGGTGTTCGACCGCATGCTGGCGACCAACGATGCCATCGTGCAGGCCGAGCAGGGCCGCAGCATGCTGGCGCTGTTCGAGTCGGCCGAGCAGGGCGGCATGACGCCCGAAGGCTGGGCGGCCTACCAGGCGCAGGGCGGGCAGGCCACGCAGGACGCGGTGCAGGACCTGCAGGCGCGCGGCCTGCGCGACCTGCAATGGCTGCGCGGCGCGCGCTCGCGCGTGCTGAAGAGGCTGCAGCGCGAAGCCAAGGCGGCGCGTGACGCGGCGGCGGTGGACGTGCGCCGGGAGGTGATGGCCGAGCCGGTGTACCGGGCCTGGCGCTTCCTGACGGGCCGGCTGCAGGACGAGGACCGCATCGGCGATCCGCCCGCGCCACCGAAGCCGAGCAGCGGCCTGAACCGCGAGGTCGATTCCTTGCTGACGGCCATCGCCAAGCTGGGCGGCATCGCGCGCGAGTCGGCCGCGCAGCACCTGGGCGTGCACAAGGACGAGTTCACGCGCCAGTCGGGCGTGTTCGGCAAGCCCATCTTCCGCAAGGAGGGTGGGCTGTCGGCCGACGCCATGGCCGAGCTGCTGGTGTCCGAGGGCTACCTGACGGCCGACGAGAACGGCGGCGCCGACCTGCGCGAGCTGGAGGAGCTGGTGGCCGGCGAGCTGGGCGGCGTGCCGCACTACTCGGCCTTCCGCGACCCGTCGCTGGCCTTCGAGGAGCTGCGCGCGGGCGATCAGGTGCAAGACCCGTCGCAGTTGGGCGCGGGGCGGCTGGACGTGGCGAGCCTCAAGGAGATGTACGGCGCGGCATCGCCCTACACGGCGCGCCGGCAGGCCAGCACCTTCCAGGAAGCCAAGGACCGCGCGGCGGCCTTCGCGGGCGAGGACAAGCCGGCGCTGAAGAACCAGGCCACGGGCATGGAGGCGAAGGTGTCGCGCTCCAATGTCGCCAAGATGCTCAGCGGCAAGGCGGTGGGCAAGTCGGTTTCGCCCGCGGTGCAGGCGCTGGCCGTGGCGAACGTGGACAAGCTGTTCGAGATGGCCCGCCTGGGCGAGACCCACCCGGATCGGGCGGGCGACCCCCACATCGTGGCGATCCACCGATTCTTTGCGCCGCTGGTGACGCAGGATGGGCAGGTCTACCAGGTCAAGCTGACCGTGAAGGAGTTGGCGGGCGAGGCCAACAAGGTCTACACCGTGGAGGCGCTGGAAATAGAAAGCGCCACCCCGAGCATGGATCCGGCAGAGCCGGGGGGAGTGGGGGATCGGGTTGCCCCGACCGTCCCGCCTGGGGGTGGCGCCAGCCCGAGTATCGCCCGGTGGATGGCGCAGGTCAAGGAGGCGGTGGGCGCCACCACGTCCTGGCAACGCCTGACCAGCCACGGCATGACCGCCACCAAGGGCGCGCTGCACCCCGACGTGGCGGCCGACATCCTGGGCGGCTTCGACTCGGGCGACGCGCTGGTGCAGGCGCTGCTGGCGGCCACGCCGCTGGACGAGGAGATCGAGGCGCGCATCGACCAGCGCATGCTGGAGCAGCACGGCGAGCTGGCCACGCCCGAGGCGCTGGAGGCGGCGGCCGATGCGGCCATCCACAGCGAGGCGCGCGGGCGCATGGTGGCGACCGAGCTGGCCGCGCTGACCAAGGCCACTGGCGCGCCCAAGGTGCTGGCCGACGCGGCGCGCCAGTTCGCCGCCGCCGCCATCGCCCGCCTGAAGGTGCGCAACCTCACGCCCTCGATGTTCAGCAACGCGCAGGCCAAGGCGGCGCGCAACGCGGCGGCGGCGCTGAAGAAGGGCGACCTGGCCCTGGCGGCGGCCGAGAAGCGCAACGAAATCCTCCAGCACTACAGCGCCAAGGCGGCGCACGAGGCGCGCGACGAGATCGAGCGCGGGCGCAAGTACCTGGCCGGGTTCGACGGCGACGTGAAGGGGCTGGACGCCGGCTACCTGGACCAGATCGCCGCGCTGCTGGAGCGCTTCGACCTGCGCAAGGGCACCAGCCTGCGCGCGGCGGACAAGCGCAAGAGCCTGGCCGCGTGGCTGGAGGCGCAGCGCGAGGCGGGCATGGAGCCGGACGTGCCGGCCGAGCTGCAGAACGAGGCGTTCACCAAGTCCTACAAGGACATGACCGTGGAGGAGTTCCGGGGCCTGCGGGACACGGTGAAGCAGATCGAGCACCTGGGCCGGCTGAAGCACAAGCTGCTGACGGCGGCAGACCAGCGCGCGTTCGACGCCGTGCGCGATGAGATTGCGGCCAGCATCGGCCAGCACGCCAACGGCGCCGCGCCTGAGCAGAGCACCCCGGCCACGGACGCGGGCGCGCGCAAGCTCAAGGCGCACCAGTTCTTCCTGTCGCACCTGAAGGTGGCCAACATCGCCCAGCGCATGGACGGGGGCGAGACGGGCGGGCCGGTGTGGACCTTCTTCGCGCGTTCGGCGCAGGAGCGGGCGAACTGGAAGGCCGCCAAGCAGGCCGAGCTGACCGGGAAGCTGATGGAGATCATGCGGCCCGTGCTGGCGCGCGCGGGCCAGTTCCGCACGGCGCGCGCGCGGCCCGCGCTGGGCATCAGCCTGACGCAGGAGCAGGTGTTCGCCCTCGCGCTGAACATGGGCAACGAGGGCAACATCTCGCGCCTGCTGACGGGCGGCATCAACGGCCGGCACTTCAGCCATGGACAACTGGTGCAGCTCATCGATGACGAGCTGACGGCCGCTGACCTGGCCGCCGTGCAGGCCATCTGGGACTTGATGGCCGAGCTGACGCCCGAGGCGCAGGCCAAGCACAAGCGCCTGTACGGCCGCGAGATGGAGCTGGTGGCGCCCACGCCCCTGGTGACGAAGCACGGCACGCTGCGCGGGGGGTATTACCCCATCGTGTACGACCCGCGCGGGTCGGTGCGGGTGGGCGAGAACGAGGCGGACGCGGTGGCCAAGGACGCCCTGCGCGCCGCGCACACGGCGGCCACGACGCGCCGCAGCTACACCAAGGCGCGGCTGGACGAGACGCCGTACCCGCTGATCTTGACCATGGGCGGCGTGCACCGGGGCCTGTCGCAGGTGGTGCACGATCTTGCCTGGCACGAATGGAGCATGGACGTTGGCAGGATGCTGCGGGACAAGACATTCCAGGCCGCCGTGCTGGAGACCTACGGCCTCGACTACCTGAAAGCCCTGCAAGGGTGGCACGAAGACATCGTGACCGAGAACGTGCGCGAGCAGGCCGGGTGGGAGCGGTTTGGCGTGCACCTGCGCGCCAGCGTGCCGGCGGCGGCCATGGGGTACAGCCTGCTGACGGCCATTCAGCAGCCCATCGGCCTGACGCAGAGCATGGCGCGGCTGGGCAGCGGGGCGGTGTTCAAGGCGCTGGCGGGGTTCGTGGGCTCGCCCAGGGCGAAGATCACCAAGGCGCGGGAGCTGAGCGCGTTCATGCGCAGCCGCGGCATCACGCGCTTCCGCGAAGTGGCGGACCTCAAGCGCCAGATCGACCTGACCGGCAACCGCCTGCGCCAGGCGCACAGCGCGGTGGCCGAGCATGCATTCGACCTGCTGGGCTGGGTGCAGACCTGCGTGGACGTGCCCACCTGGCACGCCGCGTTCGAGAAGGCCACGGCCGAAGGCAAGGACCAGGCCACGGCCGTGGCCGTCGCCGACCAGGCCGTGATCGACACCCAGGGCGATGGTGCCATTCAGAACCTGAGCGGCGTGCAGCGCGACCGGTTCGGCAAGTGGCTGACCTTGTTCTACAGCTACCTGAGCGGCGCCCTGAACATGATCTGGCAAACGGCGCACAGCGAACGCAGCCTGCCCCGCAAGACCGCCGACATCTTGATGTTGACGATGGTCCCGGCCACGCTGACGGCGCTCATCAAGTGGGCCGTGAAGCCCGGCGACGATGACGACGATGAGAAATACTGGAAGCTGGTGCAGCAGATCATGAAGGAGAACATCAGCCTGCCGCTGTCGATGTTCGTGGGCATCCGCGAGCTGAGCGACCAGGCCGCATCGCTGATGGTGGGCGAGCCGGTGTTCAGCTACCAGGGGCCGGGCTCCTTCCGCGTGGTGGCCGAGACGGCCAAGCTGTTGGGCCAGGTGTCGCAGGGCGAGCTGGACGCCGGCCTGGGCCGGTCGGTCATCAACGTGGCCGGCAGCGTCACGGGCCTGCCCTCGACGCAGATCAACCGCACGATCCAGGGCGCGCAGGCCCTGGCCGATGGCGAGACGCAGAACCCGGCCGCCGTCGCCTTCGGGTTCCAGAAGCCGCGCTGACCGGGTGCGCGTGACGCCGCCCGCGCGGCCCACCATCCCGGCATGACGATCCGCACCACTGCCCGCGAGGCCGGGCCTTTCAGCAGCGCCGCCAGCACGCTGCCGTTCGCCTTCAAGGTCTACAAGTCCACCGACCTGCGCGTCGTGCGCAAGGCCCCCGACGGCACGCCCACGACGCTGACGATGGGCGTGCACTACACCGTGGCGCTGTCCGCCGACCAGGAGGCCAGCCCCGGCGGCAGCGCGACCCTGCTGTCGCCCACGCCGGCCGGCCACACCGTGACCGTGACCACGGCCATGCCGGCGTTGCAACTGATGGACCTGACCAACCAGGGCGGGTTCTTCCCCGAGCTGCTGAACGACACGGCGGACGTGCTGACCATCCTGATCCAGCAGTTGCAGGCAAACGGCCCGGTCAACGCCCTCGACGTCAGCGCGACGCTGGCCTTCCCGCCCGGCATCACCAACGTGCAGCAGGCGCTGGACGCGATGTGGGACCAAACAAACACGGGCTGGCAGGCGAAAGCGGGCACCGAGGCCGAGATCGCGGTGCTGGCAGCGAACGGCGAACTGCTGCCAAACCGGCTGTACCGGAGTTCGGACACGAACAAGGTCTGGCTGTCGCTGTCCACCACCGCGCGGCTGCTGCTGGCGCCCGAGTTGGTGGCCGAGGTGTTGGCCGCAGTGGCCGCCGCCGAGGCCGCGCGGGATGCGGCCAGTGGCAGCGCGTCTGCCGCCAACACCTCGGCCACCAACGCGGGCACCAGCGCCACCACGGCCACGACCCAGGCAGGGATTGCCACGACCCAGGCCACCAACGCCAGCGCCAGCGCCGTGCTGGCCGGGGCAGCGCGGGACCAGACCCTGGCCGCCATCGGCAAGAAGGTGGTGGTCATCGGCGACAGCATGGCCGCGACGCACCCGCTGCAGTCCGACGCCTGGCCGACGGTGTGGTCCGCGATGATGCGCGGCGTGGGCGCCCCCGTGAATGTCGTGGACTTGGCAATAGGCGGCTGGACCTACAACAAGGCGAACACGCTGGTCACGCACGGCGCCAACACGATGGTTCAGCAAGCCATCGCGGAGAACCCCGCCATGGTCATCGTGAACCTGGGCGTCAATGACCTGGGGTTGCGCGTGGAAGGCCGCACCCTGGCGCAGTGCCAGAGCGACTGCAACATCGCCCTGAACGCCCTGCGGGCCGGCTTGCCCTCGGCGGTGATCGTCGTGGTGAGCGAGTACCTTTTCGACAGCGCGAACTTCCCCACGCCGGGCACCACGCTGAAGAACAAGGGCACGATCCCCTCGCTGATGCAGCGCAAGACCAGCGGCATCCTGAACGGCCTGCTCACTTCGGAAATCCTGGAGGACTCGTGCAGCAGCACGCAGCGGACCAACTTCGCCGAGTGGATCACGCTGGACAACTACGCCAAATCGCACGGCGCGGTGAACGCCAACTTCGCCCTGAAGGCGTGGCGGGCGGTGCGCCTGGGCGCCGTGGGCATGGACGGGACGCACCTGAACATGCTGGGGCAGCGCCTGCTGGCCGGCTACGCCTTGGTCGCAGCACAGACCGTGCCCGCGATGAAGGCCCTGTGGCCGCAGATCAGCGCGGACCAGGTCGGGGAGTGGCGCGACCCGGACACTCTGTTCAGCGCTCTCATGGATGCGGTCGGCGACGGGTACATCCAGCGCACCGGGCTGTCGGCCGTATGGTCCCACCAGCTCAGCAAGCACTGGGGCGGTACACCGCTGGCGCGGGGGGACAACTGGTGGGCGCCCAGCGGGGGCAGCGTGAGCGTGTGGCCCCGAGGCGGGGTCACGACGGACGAGACGGTCAGCCCGGTGATCTACTGGCAAATGACAGGGTGCCTGCCCAATGAAGAGTGCAGCGCGTCCATCGACGGCGGCGCCTTCGCCACGACCTACGGCGCCCCGTGGACGGACAACCGGGGCGACTCGATGGGCTTCCTGCAAGCCCACTCGGCCTACCTGCCCGTCGGCGCCCGGACGCTGCGCTACAAGGTGGGCAACGAGGTGTATGGGCCGTTCACGCTCAACATCGGGGCCAAGCCTTCGGCGACCGTGCGCCCGCTGCACCGCCGGGCGTCTTTGTCTACATCGACCATCACGGTGGCGACGTGGACGGATATATCGCTGGCGACTGTGCTGGACAACGAAGGCGCTGGTTCGTGGAGCCCGTACTCGGTCTTTACCGTGGTGACGCCGGGCGTGTACCAGATCAACTTTGCGGTCACCGCACAACGCTCGTCATCGAGTTCATCGTGGACCTACTTCACCGCCGCCGCCACGATCAATGGGACGCAGGAACTGGTGGGGGACACACCGAGCCACCTGGGCAGCGTGGGCTCTGACGTGCTTTTTCGGGGCTCGACCGGCGGGGGCACGCTGCGGCTTGCGGCGGGCGCCACGGTAGCGCTGTCAATACTCTCAGGACACGCCGGGGGCACTGTGACGATCAGCCCTGGGGCGGGCAACCGCTCGACTTTCCTGAGCCTCGCGTACCTGGGGCCTTGACGGGTGCGCGTGACGCGCGCGGGCGCCCGCACAGTGGCGGGCCATGAATATCGACACGGAAACTGCTGTGGCCGCCGCCGCGCAGAAGACCGCCTACGCCGGGGCCGGGGCCGGCTTGGTCGGCTGGCTCAACTCTGATGTGGTGTTCGGCGTCATCGGTGTGCTGATCGCACTGGTCGGCACCGCCGTGGCCAGCTATTGCAAGCTCGACGCCCGCAAGCGCCAGCAGGCCATCGAGGCCGAGGACCGCGCGCGCAAGGCCGAGCTGCACAACCTGCAGCGGGAGTGGTTCCTGTCGAAGATCGCCGGAGGCCAGCCGCCGAGCGACGAGGACATGACGGAATCCCGGCTGCTTGGCATCGACACGTCGGACTTTGGCGCACTGGGGGGCGACCGTGGCTGAATTCCGCCTCCCCCGGCTGCCGGCCATTCCTGCGAGCGTCGCCCGCAAGGGCGTCATCCCAGCGGCGCTGTTGGCCGCCCTGACTGGCCCGCTGGCCCGCTGGCCTACAACACGTTGGAACGATGGGAGGGCAACATCCTCATCGTCTACGCCGACAAGTTGGCAAACAACATCCCAACTTATTGCGCCGGCCGCACCGATTGGCGAGCGCCCGTGGGTGCCAAGCTGACGAGCGACCAGTGCGCAGCGGTCAACAAGGCCACGCTGCTGGAGTACGGCTATGCCGTGCTGGCCTGCACGCAGTGGCAGTACCTGACGCCGACGCGTCTGGTGAGCCTGACCATCTTCGCGATCAACGTGGGCGCGCCAGGCGCTTGCGGTTCGCAGGCTGTGCGGCTCATCAACGCCGGGCAGATCGCGGCTGGCTGCCGCGCCATCGCCTACACCCCCAGCGGGCTGGCGAACCCGGCCGGCGTGAGCTTTCGGTGCGCCGTTGGCAACGGCTTGGGCGCCCCTGGCAGCAACACCGGTGGCATCCGCGCGCACATCGACGAGCTGGTGATCATCAAGGGCTGGGCCGGGGATGTGTCGGGCATGACTTCGGAGATTGTTCTGTGAGCTATTTTTTCATCGCCTTGATCGGCTTCGCGGCCCTTCACGCCGCGCCCGTGCTGCTGCTGATCGCGGCCAAGCTGCTGTCATCGAGCCCGCGCGGCGCCATCGCCGAGCTGATGGCCCTGGCCGACGTGAGCATCGGGGACCGCGCCGCCGCCGTGGCCTGCATCGACCGCGCGCAGGCGGCCGAGCGCAAGACGTTCTGGCCCGATGTGCTGGCGCCCGTGATCGTGGCCTACGCGCTGCTGGCGACTCCGCGCGGCGCCGACAAGCTGCCGGCGTGGGCCAGCAAGTGGGACAACAACGTCAGCCTCAACGGCGACGGAGAGGCCCTGCGCCTGCCCGATGGCTCCTGGGTCAATCTGCGCGACGGTGTCGAG